TTTGTATGGGTAATGTTCGACGAGAATCCCCAGCGCTTCATCAAACCCGGCCGCTTCGCCTGGATTGCTTGCACTAAAGATTTTGTTGCCTGATTTGTCGTAGGCGATGACGCTGTCACCCTCGAGCTTGAAGTTATTACCAAAGCGGGCTTCCACCATGTCGGCGGGAATACCCATTTTTTCCGAAATAAACTTCGAGCGGGCGAAGCTTCCACCAACTTTTTCGGCGATCAGTTTGTTGCTGAGGTCATCACGTTCCTGAAGAATCGGAGCGTATTTGTCTTCAACCGCCTTGATCGCTTCTGCGCGGACTTTCTCGACTTCACCGGCATCCACCAGTTTTTTTGCGTCGAGGTTTTTAATGGTTTCGAGTGCCTTCATTGCTTCTTTAGGGTCTTTGATACCCTCAAAAGCTTTCACAGCAGTCTCAGCTGACTCCGCACGCTCACGGTGTGACTTTGCTTCACCGTTCAGGCGGGAAATCGTCTGGACAGTGCCAGGTGCGTCAAAAGCGACTTCTTTGCCATCGTCATGCACATAAACAGGCTTGCCATCGGATACAACTACATGGCCGTTTTCGTCGAGTTTCAGTTTCATATCTGGTCATCCAACCTTATCGTTAGGCCATCCGGCCCGGTGCGCCGCTCTGCATCCGCAGAATTTCGGCAATAAAAAAGGCCCACGCGTTAACGTGAGCCTGAGTCAGTCCAACCAGCGGCGTGCTAGCCGGTGAGAGTTGTGCTTACTTTGGAGGCTTTCGGCGGCTGAGATTCAATGCGCCCTTTCTCCTCCAGCCATTTAACATCGCTGTTAATCAGGCCGCGCCGCTGCATCTCGTAGAACAGCGTTTCATCTGAAAGCGTTCCGGCAACATTCATATCCATCAGCAACTCAGCGGATGCTTCCGCCAGAGTGGCCGCGCCGAAGTCCCTAAAGATGGTGATCGAGCCACCTTCCTTTTCACCTATCCACTCCGCCATGTATTCAAGTGCAAGATTTGTTGCGTCGGTGAGATCGCCTACGATGCGCTGGAGTGCGCACGTACCGGCCTCATTATCAGCTACAGTCTGAACAACCGTTTGCCGTCCAGGCTTCACAACAAGTAGCTCAGCACCGATTTGCCGCATCTTGTCCTCAAGGTCGAGGATATCAACACGGCCGGCTTCAATGGCCTTGCCGGTATGTTCGACGTACTTAAGATCAGCGCCCTCTTCATCAGAAACTATCGCTGAGGCGGCACCTACCGTGATCGGCCCATCACCCAACTTTCTACCGAAGAGGACCGGTACGCGGGCAACGTGAAGGATTGTCTGCTGGTCGCTTTTAGACTGCCAGTGCTCAACATTCAGGAAGGCCAGTTCAGCCATTGGCGGTTTGGACTGCATGAATCCCAGTCGGTCACCATATACCGGAACGAAGGTTATCTTCTGCAGGCTGGTTGTGCCCTCCTGATGCAATGTCCACTCTATGGCGCCAGTCGTCTCGTTTTTCTTCTCACGATAGGTTCGCCACCGGCCGATATTCAGCACCCTGACTTGCTCAATTTGTTTCTCAGAAAACTCATTTAGCGGATCACGTTCTGATACCACTTCCACGAAGCGGAGCATGGTGAATGTCTCCTGACCATCAATCCGCTTTGAGTCGAAGTCCAGCAAGCTGTTGCCGGCTATCTTGGCAAAGTAAGGTCTTAGCCCACGGCGCTTCTCTTCAGCTACAGTCAGGTTTCCTTCGGTGGGTGGATGCTCAACCAGAATCCCACTCAGACCGTAACCCATTGCCTCTTCGCAAACGCTGGCAAGGAACGAGTGTAGATTTGTTCCCTGCATATCGATATCCGGGAACATTTTTTGAATGCTCTCAGGCACCTTCTTCTCATCCCACGTAACCGGCCGGGAAAACGGCTTTCCGCTAAGCACCTCGATCGTACGGGAGAAGGCTGGGAATAGTGTGGCTGACTTGAGGCGATTTTTATAAAAGCCTTCGTCCTCATTCGGCCACTGAGGAAGGTAAACTTTCCCGGCATCACGCATTGCAGACGTACCGCCGAGTAAGGCAGTAATCATCGGCCAGCAAGTGGCGATGGCCTCGACTTTTGCTGACCTCTTGCGAACGTCATTACTCATTGTATTATCCAGTTATCCAGAGAAAGGCCTGACCGTCGTTCCTTTCGGCTGGAACAATTCGGTTATTGCCCAAACCAGCGCATCAAGCCGGTCTGGTGATTTTTTAGAGGTTGCTGGTACGTACTCCATCAGCTGATTTTCCAGGGCGTAGAGATTGCCTCTATGCGCCACACGGCCTTGCTCATAAAGAGCAGAGATCGGTTCAGCTCTGGCATACTTCCCTTTGCTGGCGTGTACCCGAATGATGCGGCCGGTAAACCCGGCATTTCGCAAGGTATCCTCGGCCATGTCGCCACCCTGATTGGTTTCGATCACGATCGCTTCAGCGCGATGTTCGTTGTAGGCCCATATGGCTTTCTTGGCCCACCCATTCGGCGAGAATTTGCCAGAGTAGTCCGCGTCCATCGAGAACATGCGCTCATTACCCTTGCCGTATGAACTGGCAGCGACAATACCTGTTTCATCACTGTCCTCGTTGTTGGTTACCTGAGGGTCGATAGCGATAACTGTACGAGTCGCATCTATAGCAATTTGCAGCGCACGCGCGCTGGCTATCATCCCCTCATTCCACAGCGCACCTTCGGCATTAAAGCGCCGTGGCTTTTGCATGTACTGCGCCTCAGCCGTTCTCCGATGTGAGAACAGCGAAATGCGATGCGATTCGTTGTGCTTGAAGGGCCAAAGCCAGCCTTCTGCAAGGCCATGGTCAATCGGTATGGCGTGGGTATTCTCTGGGTAAAGCGCGGCGTAAGACTGGCTATTGTCGATGAGCACTGGCAAATTCAGGTGATGCCACTTTTCACCGCTACCGCCCCGCAGGAGATACCCGCTCAAGTCCTGATAGTGGATGCGCTGCATAATCACGATCATCGGCGTGGTTTCAATTGCCAGGCGTGACTTGATGGTTTCGTTGAAGCGGTTGTTAACGCCATCGCGAACTGTCTCGCTATAGGCATCGTCGGGCTTTACCGGGTCATCAATAATTAATGCGCCCTGCCAGCCTGGCTCCATATGACCAGCTCGAAAGCCAGTAACCTGGCCAGCTGCTGAAGAGGCGTACACGCCGCCGCCAAATTCATTCCACCACATCGCCTTGCTATCAGCATCGTCCCGCAATTCCATCGGCCACATGCTCTGATAAGTCTGAGACCTGATCATGCTGCGTGCGGTGGAAGAATTGAGTAGTGCCAGGTTGTGCGAATAGGACAAGTGCATGAACCGGGCACGGTTGTTCAGCGTCAGCCCACGCCCCATCATGTTGATGGTTGCCAATTCTGTTTTGGTGTAGCCAGGTGGGACGTTAATAATGAGTCGGGTGATCTCACCATCAATAACGCGGTCCAGAGTCTGCTGAATCACTTTGTGATGCGGCGCGACAATCATCTTTCCGCCGGTGCGTTGCTTGAAGAAGTATCGAGCGTAATAAAGCCCATCTTCTTCACACTCTAACCGGCGCGCATAATTTTTTTGCTCAGCAGTCGTCATCCTCCAACATCTCCCGCCGGGCAGCCTTGTATTCGTCTTTGGTGAGTACAGCCGTTTCTATAGGGCCACCGTTCTTTCCAGTGTGCTCATGGGTCGCCTGCTCTTTGAAGGCCATCACCGAGATGTGCTTTCCAAGCAACTCAAGATTTTTAACCTTATCAGGCCACTTAATTTTCTTGAGGATGTTCTCCATGGTCGTTTCATCGAAATTGGTGACGGTCGTGAGGATGTCCAGACCACTTAACGTGGTGCGCCAAACCTTAGGCCATTCGTGAACCATTTTCAGTCCGCCGTCATCTTTCAGGATGTCCAGCACGTCCATTTCGTCTATCTCAACCAGGCGGCGCAGAACGTAATCTGCGTTTACCTCTACCCTTTCGTTGCGACTTGATTTAAGTTCAATGATGCGTTGCGCAATATCAGGTTTTGACATGTTTTCGGACGCGGTACGGTTTGCGGTCTTCTCGCTGTACCCCGCCCGAATAGCCGCTTGCGTGGCGTTCAAATCGATGAGGTACTCGCGACAGAACATCTCTTGTTTGTCGGTGAGTGCCATTTAATTACCTTTCGGAGTAGATGATGTCAGAAAATTCAGAGCCAATGAGATTCAACTTTAACCATTATGAATTTCTTACCCAGCACACAGGCCAATGGGAAAAGATTATTGCGCTTGTAAATTCCCAAGATGACATTGGTGTCTTTTTACGAGCTCACCTTTTAATTGAGCAATCCGTTGAAGCATGGTGTATTTGCTCTACGGGTAACGGTGCGTTCTTTAATGGATTTGGCGAGAATGTGAACATGGACTTCGCTGCAAAAGCCCAGCTAGCACGAAACTTTGGCTTAAGCGAACCAGTGACCAAGTTTGTGAAGAAGCTTAATCGTTTTCGTAATAAGCGTTCGCATCAGATCGATCATCCGAACATTGAGCAGAGTGAGATTGACTCACTCACTGCATTAATAAAGGTTGATTACCCAGCAGAACTTTACCCAATTGAAAATTTCGCATTAGAAGTTACAGGCTTAAGGACTGTGAGGTTTAATGACCCTGAAGCTTCATTGAGGGACAAGTTGATAATGCTCTATAGCATGCTTGCTAATAGAATGAGCTATGAAGCTAAAGCTATTCGCGAGAAAGAATAGCTAAACTGCAGTTACTACCACTCCGGCACGTACTCCATCTTGAGCACGTCGTCCGGCGCCAGGTAAACCCATGAACCGTCTTCTTTGGCTACACCGATGAAGCCGTTAACCATCTCAGGCTGTGATCGGCTCATCAGGCCTTCGTGGGTTTCACCTGACTTAGTGGTTACTGTGATGCGGTAGGCGTCGATCATATTGGCTCCAATAAAAAACCGCCCGTAGGCGGCATTTTTCACTTAACGAGCGTTTGAAAGCCATTCGCGCCAGTCTCAAAGTCACCAACTGGTTGATCTTCTATTTTTGCCCAATGCTTTATTTTGTCCGTTGAATTGTACTGGTCGCCTAGCAAATGAACATGCCCAAGTTGGTTTTTCTCACAATCATAATGAGCGTAAGCCAAACCCTTATTGGTTGATAACAGAACCCACCCAGATTTCTCAGGGGATTCTTGTTCAAATGTTTTCCACATAATTAACTCCGGTAGATTGTATGAATTTCCTGCTCATTAAATCGCCTAGTCATTATGCTAACAATCATCATCAGGCGCACTCTTAAATGCACCTTTTGATGAAAGCCGTTGTGAAAGTGGCTCTCGGCCGACGCAGTTTTGCGTTGGCGGTTAAACGGCAACATCGAGTGTTAGTTGAAGTTGGTCCCGCCAGAATTCAACATTCGCTTCAATGGCGGGCTTATCCCATCTCCATCGCGCCAATTCTCTTGCGCCTGTGCTTGCTTTAGATTTTCGGTCATCGTGAATCTGGCAGGCTTGCTCAAACTTCTGCTGCTCGGTCAACTCCCCGCGAAGCAGGCTATCAATGTGCAGGTCACACCACACAGCAAATCGGGCGTCGCACCATCTGGCGAATGCTACGGACAGCTTGGGATGAAGCCATGTTCCGCCTCCCCGATCCTTTCTGGTTTTGCTGGTTTTTACATACCTCGAATGTGAGGGATGTAGAATTTCAGACTCAGCCCCTGTAAGTGCCTCGTCCAACGCCCGGATGTACTCGAGCGTCTCAGCTAACCTCATCCAGTTATCAATTCGCTTTCCGAACCGATCAGCGATACCGGTGACATTTACCCAACCATCAGTGTTGAAGCTAACAGCTTCGCCTTTGTAATTCAGTGGAATCACGTTCATCACGTTTACCTTTTTGAAATAGAGCCTGCCGCGCAGAGAAACAGCCCCAAGAAGCTCGCCAGCATTACTGGTTTCTCTCAGGCTCTACATCAAACAGGTCTTGGGATATGCGCTGCGGGCGCGAGGGGTTTACTGCGGGTAATAAAAAGCCCCGCTATTGCGAGGCTCGGTTATTTCAGAAACTGCTCTGAGATGTACTCCTACTATTCATCCTTTATATCTGTCAGGAGAGAAGCTACTGGAACTTCCAATGCAGATGCTATCTTTTTGAGCGAAAGTACGCTTGGGTTCCTTTTTCCTGTTTCAATACCACTGATGTACGTCCTATCCATACCACACCTGACACTAAGTTCTGTCTGTGACAAATATTGTTCTCGCCTTGCATCCCTGACTTTATTACCCAACAGAATCAGAAGCTTATCTGTCATTACGTGACTCTCCAAAAATTTATACCGCTAAATTAACAGAGGCAGGACGTCTTTGTCTAACTCTCAGGCAAGGTGTGGTTGTAGCTGTCATTGATGATATCCATAGATTTTTTATAACTTCATTTTATGAGATTTATAAAATTCATTCTTTCCAGTTTCAGGCTATTTTTCACATTGCTCAGTGATGTATTCCTGCAATCCAGCTATTTGCTTCCCGGCAACTACAATTCGCTCTCTGAGGGTGAAATAATCCCGTTGAGCGGAGTCATTAAGTCGGGGGCTGACTGCATCATCCATGCTGGCGGTGCCGGAGGTGGATTGCTTCGGGCAGGTGGCGTTGAGTTGCAGCCGCTTACGGCCAGCAATAACATCAGACTGAAGCTGATCGATAGTGGCTTTAGCATCAGCTAACTCCTGAGTGTATTTGGCATCCAGTGCAGCAACGCTTTTCTGCCGGCGCTGCATATCGTTAATAGTTTCCTGCCGGTCATCAGCATCCTTCCGGGCAATGTCTGCCCTGGTAGATTGCCGGTTAGCCTCAGCTGCGAAACCCATACACATCAGCATCAGCCCACCAATCAGCACCGCTTTCCAGTTACTTACTAACCACGCCATCTTCTTTCTCCGGTGGTCCAGCCTGGATAATCACTGTGTTGGGGTCATCGCTACCCTTACCTGCAGCGCCCGGATCGATAGAGATTGAGCACTGCTTGCTGTTTCGCAGGAATTCACTCTCTTTCTGCAGCGAGTTGGCTCGGGCTTCGGCGGTTGACCGGCGGCGCGATTCTTCATCCAGAGTTGTGGCCAGACTGTCCAGGCGCTTCGTTATCGGAGCCATCTGGTCAGCGAACTTCATGTTCCGCTCGTTAGCCTGAATGAACTGGGTGCGAATACGGTTGTTGCGATCGGTAAGGTTGATGTTGTCGTACCAGAGCTTACCCACGAATCCAACGATGATGGCGGCGAAGACGATCGGAATATACCGGCTGTAACGGGCCATTCTTGCTCTGCTGGTCATGTCAGCACCTCCAGGGCGATTTTGGTTCTGGCCTTGCGGTCATCAAGACCGTTGCTGCCCCCATTAATCCGCTTTGTCAGCCCGGCTATATCACCGGCATCAGCGAACTGGTTGCAGTTATTGGCTTTCCAGAACCAGCCAGCCGATCGGGCCGCATTCTCATCTGTCAGAAGTAAGTCAGGGTTATTGACCAAATCGAGGCCAAGCACCTTTGCGCACGCTGCATAGTTATCGCGGAAGGTGACCTGCTTCAGCCCTCTTCCCCGATACTTCCAGCCATCACCATTCAGGTTATTGCCGTAGCGTCCGCCGTAAACGAGATTGGCAATTGCCATCTGACGTTCAGGCGATAACGCCAGTTCGCCAGGCTTGCGCCCGAGCTGTTCGCGCTGTGCTGCGGTCAGTCGTGATCCAAAAATTGATAATCCGGCAACCGAGTAATTCAGACTTTCTTTCACAGAAGTGAATCCGCCTGACTCTGTGCCGATTTGTGCAATAAAGTAAGCCTGGCGCTTTGCGGTATCAATGCCGAATTCCTGCATTGCCGCTGAAAGCGGGCCATACCACTTATCTGCCAGCTGCTGAGAAATGCTGGCTGCGCGGTGAAACTGGTCACGGGTGATCATTCGGCAACTCCCGCATCACCCGCAGCTTTTTGCAGGAAACGCTTCTCAAGGGTTTTGATTAGTGATGAACCAGACCAGCCAGCCATCCCACAAATAGCCCCTGTAATTTCTTGAGGCCAGTTCCAGTAGGTGGCTAACAGCATCATCAGGAATCCCGCGAAGACAGAGACGATCATCTGCAGGCACAAGGTTCGCCAGCTGAAGGCATCTCCGCTTAATACTTTGTAGGCATACGCCGCCACCGAGCCGAACACCGTCATGCCCAATGCAATCAGCGCGGCAATTAAGCCCGGATCGGATTTATATGGCATTTTCATTTCCACCCCCGCATAAGGGGACTTGTCCAATTTAGGAATTGGTTACATTGTGAACTGAACAAGTCCGGGTAAACTCTTTCTTGTTGAGAGAAAAAGCACCGCCTTGCCGTTGGGGTAGTCAACCGAAATGAATCCGCCACTGTGCGGATTTTTTGCATTTAAAAAGCGCCGTCCCGACTTCACACAGGAAAGGGTCGATTTAATTCGGGAGGCGCTAAAACGTGAAACGGCCCACCGAAGTGAGCCGATTAAATTCGTTATTCGGCTCATATGGTGCGCCGATTAGAATCGCAGGCATAAAAAAGGCCCGAGTCGTTAAACTCAGGCCTCAATTTCAGTAATCTGCCGCTCTTCTGTCTTTGTCATCCGAGCATGGCATAAAGTTACCAGGTCGAAGTGACGTTTTCAATATTTATTTTCACGTTAACGAATTTAAGCAGCAACTTTGTGATTTATCCCATTCATTTCGCGCTTTATAGCGTGATAGACGGAGGCCTCAAGTAATTGCCTGCACCATTTGATTCGAGTTTTGGCGTTCTCGAAGTGCATGCCGGTAATGCGGGATAGTTCATAAGCAATATCTTGCGAGCATTTGCGCTCACAGTAATGCTTAATAGCAACATATCGGATCGGATTGTTCGGTGCGAATATCGATGTGATGATTGATTCTACCAGGTCGGCATCTTCCGTTTCGTTGGCGCGGTCGAGAAGATTGCTGATGCTGTTCTGAGGGTTTAGGATTTCCTGAGCCTTCAGGAATAAAGTATTACCGCTGTAGCCCTGCTTGTGAAGATTGTTCACCACTTCCATGATCCGCTCACTCTCCCTGCCATTCCATTCCTGCCGAATCATCAGTCTTCCGATAACACTGGATGCCCCTGCTGGTCCTTCATTGCCGCCGTACTTGCTGCCCCATACGTCGAGAATGCAACGTACCCAGGTGGATTGTAATGGCGTGATGAGTTCTACAGGCTTGAGGTATCGCTTCTTAA